CGACGACGACGGCGCCACGGCCACGGGGGGCGGCGACGGCGACCGACCACGCCGCCAGGGTCACCGCCACCAACGGCGAGATGTCGACCCCGGACCGGGCCCGCGACCACAACCAGGCGTCGCCCAACGGTCGGCGGGCGGCGCCGATCACGGCGTCGTCCAACACGGCCTGGGCGCGGTGGGACAGCCGTCCGTCGGCGAGGGCGTCCAAGAACGCGCCGCAGGCCCGGGCGTGGTCGCCGGCGCCGACCGGGTCGACGGCGACCCGGACCCGGCGCAGCTCGGCGATGACCCCGGCGGTGACCAACGAATCGGCGACGACACGGGCGCCGGGATGGGCGCGGCGGGCGTCGCGCACGGCGGCGGCCAACCAGCCGACACCGCGGCGGGCGTCGATCACTTCGACCACGGTGGCACCGTCGGGGCCGGGGCCGGCCACGGCGACCGCGGCGCTCGAGCGGTCGCCGGCGACGTCGAACGCCACCGCCCGCACCGACGTCACCGAGACGGACGGACGGGCGGCGGCGGACCACAACGCCAGGTCCACCCCGGCGGCCGCCAGCACCTCCGACGGGCGGGGCCACACGTTCAGGTAGGCCCGTTCAAACGCGGCGTCCGATTCGCGGATCGCCCATTCCCGGTGCAACACGTCGAGGCCGAACGCGATCCCGGCGGTCGGATGGGCGCCGACCCACACCGCCGGGTCGGCCGGGTCGTAGCCCGGGTCGGTCGGGTCGGCGCCGTAGTCGAACATGGCGACGCCGGGCAGTCCGGACGCGCCGGCGGTCAGCCAACGGTCCCACCACGTCGACTCGACGGTGCCGCCGGCCGACACGATCCAGGTCTGACGCCACGGCCGGGTCAACTGGGCGGGGCGGATGCCACCTTCCAACGCTTCGCCGGATTCCACGTCGAACGCCCACGCCTCGTCCACGGTGACGGTGTCGGCGTTGGTCGAGTGCAACGCGTCGGCGGTCGGGGCGAACAACTGCAGGCGGGACGAACCGCGGCGTTTGTGGACACCTTCGGACCCCTGGGAGCGGCGCAACCGGTACAGCCGCGACAACGGCTCGAGCATCGGCACCCACTCGTCGCGAAACAGCTTGGCCGCGGTCTCGCGTCGTTGCGCGGTGTACCAGGCGCGCTGATCCGACGTGATGTCGAGATGGTCCAGGTTGACGGCGAGCGACAGGGTCGTCTTGCCGGCGCGGCGCGGCACCGACAGCACCACCACGCCGTAACGGAACCCGGTGCCGTCGTCGTTGATCTCGCCGGCGACGTCGGCGACATCCCACTGCCACGGGTACGGCGGTCTACGGCGCAGACGGGTCAGGTGGGCCAGGGTCGACGGGCCCGTGGTCGGACGCTCGGGATCGCGCGGCGTCGCGAATCTCGGCGGTGAGGCGTGCCAGTTCGTCGTCGTAGCCGAGATCGCCGGCGCTGTCACGGCGCTCCCCGCGCAGCTCGAGCAACAGGCGGGCGGTGACGTCGATCCCGCGGTACAGCGTGAAGCTGGACACGTCCGGGTCGGCGACGTCGCGGTCGATCGCGTCCGCCGCGGTCATCGCCAGGCCGACCAGTCCGGCGTCGACCGGTTCGATCTGGCCCATCGCCCGTTGGGCCCGCAGCTGGCGGTCGACGTACCGGCGGACCCGGGCGACACGGGCACCGGTGTCGTCGCCCAGGCCCGGCAGGTGCGGCGTGGGCGGACGGGTCACGATCGGTCCGCATCGGGCCGAACCGTAGTTACGCGGGGCGTCCCGGCCCGGCGGGAGAGAGAACCCGGACGCCGGCGGCGTCCAACCGCTCCCCCCGATCCAAGAACGCTCGAGCCCGGAGCGAGACGCGACCGCGACGACGCGCGACGACGACGGTTCGACACCTGCGCCCCTCCCGCCGACTGGCAACGACGACACGCCGGCGCCAACCGACAGCACCCCGACCCGGCGACGTGGCGGTGATCGGCCAACGCCGGGACGTGATCGGGTGTCGAGGCCCGGGCCCCGCACCACACACACCGATGCTCACCGCCGGCCAGCACCGACAGCGCCGCCAGGTAGGCGGGCTCACGGTAGGCAGGGTCAGCCACGGTCGGCCCAGCTCACACCGCTAGTCCCAGTTGTACGGGGCGAGGCACGGCGGCGATCGCCCGCTCCCGCCAGGCCAGGGCGTGGGGCAGACAGTTGGCACAGGACTTCACCCCGGTGTGTGGACACGGGTGGATGTTGCGACCCCGATACGACCACGCCATCGAATCAGCCGACGTGAGACACCAACCGTAACGGCGCAGCCCGTCTGTCTTCACCCCGAACCCGTGCAGTCGCAGGCCGTCGGCTGACAGGTTGGCGACGAGCTGCGCGATCTCGTCGGTTGCCTCACGTCGGCACACCGACCCCAGGCCGACGAGACGTTCACGGTGCAGGTCGACGCCGGCACGTTCGTACATGTCGGCGCACCGCCAGTAGTCGGCCAGCGTCTGGCCTTGCAACACGGGGATGATCGGCAGATCGGGGGCGAGGGTCCGCAACGTCAGGTAGTTGTCGACGGTGTGGCGTTGGGCGGTCGGGACGGTGCGGGCGATGCGGGAAGTGGCGAGGACGAACGGCTCACACATGTGGTCCTGTGGGGCGATCCAGTCGAGCCGGCCGATCTCGTCGCGGTAGCGGCGGGCGGCGGCGATGTAGGCGGCCGGTGTGGTGGCGTACTCGCGGTAGAGGTAGATCTCGGTGAACGCCCCCGAGTCGAGCGCCCATCGGGTGTGGGCCGGTCGGTATGTGCGACGTTTGGCGAGGCGGCGTTGGGAGACGAACAGGGGAACGTCGACACGGGTCAGCCAGGCGGGCATGTGGGTACCGAGGTAGAACCGGGCAAGTGCCGGATTCTTGACCGCTGGCGCGAGACAGTGATGTCTCGCCCATTGGTCGAGCGGGAGAATCTGGCCGCACTCGGCGCAGGCGAACAGCGGTTGATCACTCATCGCCGGTCTTCGGATGCACGGCCATTCGACAGGCATGGCAGTACCACCGTGTCGGCGCGATCTGGTGCAGCGCGGTTCCACACCGCGGGCAGACGAACAGCGGTTCATCGGCCAACGGTGACCGCCGATCGGGCCAGCGTGACGAGAACGTCGCGGAACGCGGGCGGGGTGCGGACGTCACGTTCGGCGCGGCCCCGTCCGGCGCACTCACCGGTGTGGACGCCGGCGCCGACGACGACACGGCCGGGTCGTTCGCCCCATTGCAGGTCGAGGGGTTGGACCCCGACGGCGTACAGCCAGGTCCGTTTGCGGGCCCGGTGTCCGTACATCACCTGGGATATCTCGGTGACCATCCCGGGGTCGGTGAGGGACTGGGTCCAGGCGCCGCGGCGGGGTGTGGGCAGGTCGAACCGGGGCCACGCCAACGAGTAGGCGGGATGCTCGAGCACCCCGCCCCATCGGCGCACCGCGGCCAGGGCGGCGGCGAACGTGCCGTCGTCGTCGCCGATCGGTGTGCCGTAGCGGGCGGCGTTGACCGGGGCCAGTTGGCACCACCGGTTGCACGGCGGGTGGGCGACCACCGGCCACGGCCCGGGATAGGTGCGGGCGTCACGGGCGATGTCCCAGGTGTCGACGTCGGCGACGTCGGTGTAGACCCCGCCGGCCTCGACGTACAGGGCGGCGATCATCGCCCCGTGGTCAGGCGATCAGGGCGGCGCGTTGGCGGGCCCGGTAGCGGCGCATCTTGGCGGCGTGGGCGTTGGGGTCGGCGACTTGGATCACCGACGCCCCGTACCACCGGCCCCGTCCCGACGGTGTCGGCACGCCGGTGGCGTTGAACCGGGCGGCGATGGTGCGCCATCCGTAGTCCTGGGCGCGCAGGGTGTGGATCTCGGCGCGTACCGCGTACAGGGTGGGAGCGGGGGCGCGGGCGGCGAGGCCGGCGGTCAGCTCCGGGGGGAGCGTGAGCTGTTCCACGCCCGGCCAGGCTAGTCGAACGTACGCGCGCGGTCATCTGTCCAGCGTGTCGGGGTCACGGCCCGGCCAGCATCCGTTGGGACCACAACGCCCACTCGGCCCGGCAGGCCGGGCAGTACCGATCGTCACGGTCGGTCGGCTCGCCGCAGCGTGGACACGGCACCGGTTCGTCGGCGTCTCTCATCGGGTCATCTCCTTGTCGGTCCAGCACCTGAACTGTGGTCCGTCGCTCGAGTCGCACGCCGGGTTACGGTGCGGCGTCCGGTCGGGGCTGTCTGGTTGGTCCCGGGTGTCTCCCGACCGGACGCCGGTGAGGGCGAGGGCGACGACGACAGCGGCGG